TCCAGATTCAAACTGAATCTAACTTCTTAAACTTAATCCGCCGCCCTGCTGCTGTAGTTAAGGTTAAGACTTCTAACTAATCGTTAGCTAAGATTGCCTCCTTCGGGAGGCTTTCTTCTAATGGCTTATATACGTATAGGCTATTTGAAGAAAGACATTAATAAAGGAATATACTATGACAGTTCACGCACTACGTATGGAACTCGGTGATACCGATGTGAATTTTCCTCTTATGTCCGATGAAGAGTATAGATATTTTCTAGATAAGAATGACTGGTCTATTCGCAGAGCATCCCTAGATGCTGCTAAATCAATGGTATTAAAACTATCATTAAGACCAGACGAAACATTTGATATTTTCAGTATTAAGGGTAGTGCAGCTGCTAAACAGTTTATGTCAGCGTTGCAAATGTATATCAAGAATCCTGACCTTAATCCAATCTACACTAATGCGATGCCTTATGCTGGCGGTATTAGTAAAGCGGATATGGCTGCAAATGACGCAAATCCAGACAATAATATTATAACTGTTCCGACACAAGATACAACAAACCTACCTTCCATTCAGTTTAACATTTGAGGTGATTATGTCCAATCCATTTTTACTCTCAACAACTAAAATGATTAAAACGCATGGTTCGCCCATGACGTATATATCAGTAGCAGAAGGTACTTATAATATTGAAACTGGCTCCACAACTAATACAAATACTGAATATACGATTACAATGTATAAGAAGCATTTGAGGACGGACCAGTATAATTATCCAGACTTAATTGGTAGAAGTGCAGCAATGTTCTACTTACCTAATTACAATCTAACTTTTACTCCTGCAATTCGAGATAAAATTGTAGTAGATGGTGAAACATTTGAAATTCAAAGTCTAATCGAACATAGAGCTTATGGGTCATTAATCTTTTATAAGCTGATAGCTGCGAGAGGTTAATATGAAGGTAACTTGCAACGCAGACGAATTAATAAAACAACTAGAGAGTTTAACTGTCGATGTTGAGAACCGTATGAAGAATATGGTACGTCAGTTTTCGTATGGTGTCGCATCTTCAGCTGTAGACTACACCCCTTTAGGTGATGCTTCAAAATATCCTGCAATGTATGAACAGCGCCAGCAAATTTGGGGATTACAACCTATCGAAGGTTATGCAAGAGGTTCATGGCAAGTAGCTTTAGACGGTAGTTTAGATAGACAAGAATTATATGGGGTTGGTTCAGGTGATACTGCCTTAGGTGCAGTAAATACTCATCTTATGAACTACAAGTTGGGCGAAGATATTTTAATAGGTAACCCTGCTCACTATATCGGAAACTTAGAAGGTTTAGATGGTGTTCCATCTTCTCGTCAAGCACCACAAGGTATTATGAAACCTGCTACAGATAAAATTATGAGTATCTATGCTATTAGGCTAGATGACTACTATAACTCAGGTAAGAATTGGAGTGGTGGATGGCAATAATCGAAATCAAAAAGGCTGCTGAAAGGCATCTTAATACTCTAACACCTACTGTACCAATCGCTTGGGAAGGTGTTAGTTTTATACCTCCTACTGGACTTTATGAACGAGTTCAGTTTACAATACAACCTCCAGAAGACCCCGTATTCGGTACAGGTTTTCATAGGGAGCGTATAACAATGCAAGTATTCTGTTTAGGCCCAACTAACAAAGGTACAGCTGAAGTTTTAGCTCGTGCTGAATTAGTTAGAAACCGATTCAAAAAAGGTACGGTACTTGTAGAAGGTAATATCAAAATTCATGTTCTTACTACACCACAAGTAGCAGGTACATCGACAGTATCAGACAAGGTAATTTGCCCTGTTCTAATCGAATTGGTAGCTGAAGTATATTCGTACTAATCTGGTTTGCTGATATCCTAAAATCAGTTCATTTGCAAATGAAATTTAATTGGAGAAAATAATATGACAATCGCAAAAGGTACGGCTAAACAAGTCGGCTACAAGAAAGAAAGCTCTTTCGGCACTTTAGCTGGCACTTCTGCTGGCAAATTACTTCGCCGTGTTACTGCTAGTTTCAACTTAACAAAAGAAACATATGAATCTGGTGAGATTCGTACTGACCGTCAAATCGCTGACTTCCGCCACGGTGTCCGTAGCGCAGAAGGTTCATTAAACGGTGAATTAGCTCCTGCTTCTTACGCAGACTTCATGGGTTCAGTTTTAGCTCGTGATTTCACTACTGCTCCTGCAGCTACTGGTGTATCAATCACAATCGATGCTTCTGGTGCTTTATATACTATTACACGTAGTATTGGCAACTGGTTAACCGATGGTTTTAAAGTAGGTCAAGTAATTCGCTTATCTGGTGCTAACTTAGATACAGACAATGTAGGCAATAACCTATTAGTTACACTCGTTGCTGAGACAGTCTTAACAGTTAAAGTTGTTAACGGTTCTGCTTTAGTAGAAGAAGGTCCTGCTGCATCTTCAGATATTACAGCTGTAGGTAAAGTAACTTTTGTTCCTGCTACAGGCCACACTGACCAATCATATACTATCGAAGAATGGTATTCTGATATCGCTCAGTCCGAAGTTTACACTGGTATGAAAGTTAATAGTTTAGCTGTTCAATTACCTGCAACTGGTTTAACTACCGTTGACGTAGCTTTCGCTGGTAAAGACATGGCTGCTACTGGTACTACTCAATACTTCTCTTCACCAACTGCACAAGGTACTGATGGTATTTTCGCTGCTGTAAACGGTGTTATGTTAGTTGATGGCGCTCCTGTTGCCTTAGTTACTTCTGCTGACTTTACTGTAGAACGTGCCACTGAAAATGCTACTACTGTAGGTTCTAACTCAGTAGCTGATATTTTCACAGGTCGTATCCGTGTTACTGGTAACTTAAGCGTTTACTTCCAAGATGCTGCTTTCCGCACATACTTCGATGCTGAAACTCCAGTATCATTAGTATTAGTATTAACAAGTGATTCAAGCAACGATTCTGATTTCGTTACCTTTACATTACCTAAAGTAAAATTAGGTAGCTTCACAAAGGATGACGGTGAACTTGGTGTTGTAGCTGCTACAAGCTTCCAAGCTCTCTTAAACGAAGTAACTACAGCTGGCTTACCTGCTACTACAATCGCAGTTCAAGACTCTGCTATTTAATAGTTGCCCTTAGAGGCCATATAATTAAACCCCTTGGTGTAAAAGCCTTGGGGTTTTTTTACGTCTGCATCTTGCTTTTCAAGTAAATCTATGCTATAATTACTACTGTATAGCGGGAGTATATCCCATCAGATTAACGTCATGAAAGGACAATAAAATGGCATTAGATTTAGCAAAGAATAACTTAAGCGTAGCTGCTGATATTGGTTTTGAATTCGAGGTAAAGTTACCCGGTTCCAACGAAGGCACTGACGCTTTCATCACAGTCCGTGGTGAAGAATCCAAAACAGTGAAAGCTTTTGGTCGTAACAAATTCAAAGAATTCCAACAAAAGCAAACACAAGCTCGCCGCCGTGGTAAGGACGTAGAAGATATGACCTTAGAAGACGCTGAAGAATTAGCTGTAGAAACAGCTGTTGTTCGCGTAATGGGCTGGCGTGGTATTACAGATAATGGCGAAGAAGTTAAATTCTCACCAGAAGCTGCAGCTAAAATCTTCAAAGAACACTCTTGGATTCGTGAGCAAGTAATGGAGGAATCTTCACAGATTCTCAACTTTCGACCCGCAGGAAATTGAACAAGCTTTAGCATTCGCTGAACAAGAGTTTAAGTTCAATACTCAGGATAAGAGTGGAGCTACGATTAAACAGCATTTAGAGAGCGTTTGGAGACAGACAGGGCATAAGCCTAAAGAATTGTCGGACCTTCTAGAACTACCTGAAAGCTGTTTATATGTGTGGAAATACTTCAGAGAATTACACGCAACCAGAACTGGCAACGGCTTTGGTGCTTCTCCCATCACATTCACTGAGATGAAAAGTTATTTTGACCTTATGCAAATAGAACCCGAAGAGTGGGAGCTAACATTATTGCGTAAATTCGATAACTTAGCTTTAGACACATTTGCTAAGGCTCAAGAAAAGAACTCTAAAGGTAAATAATAACTGCCCTCTCACGAGGGCTTTTATCTTTAGTAATTAGATAGTTATTAAAGATAAAATTCCAAATATATAGGAACAATCATGGACTTACAAACACTAAAATTTAAAGTAGAAACTGGTGAATTAGTTTCTGCTGTTACAGCCATTAAGAACCTTAGCACAGAAGTTGCTAAACTCAATAAGCCAGTTTCAGAGGCAGCTCTCAGCTCTGAGAAATTAGCTCAAGCCCAAGCCAAGACAACTGCAGCTAATGCTAAGGCTCAACTAGCTACAGTTAAATTAAGTAAAGCGCAAGAAGATTCAAATAAACCTCTCAAAGAGAATGTATCTGTCTTACAGCGCCAGCAAGATATTCTAGCTTTCATGACCGAAGGTTACTCTAAGGGTCAATCCTCTGTATTAGCTTATGCTAAAGCCTCAGGTGCTTTAAACGATGAACTAAATCAGATTGGTGCTACCTTAAAGACACAGCGTACATTAATGGGCACAGACCCATTCGATAAAAGCATTGGTACATTAGAAGCTTGGACTAACAAATTAAAAGTTGCCAGTGAAGTTCAAAGTCTTTATAACCGTAATCTTGGTTTAACCAAAGGTCAGATGGAGGAATTAGCTCGTGATAAGTTACGCTTAAACGAACTATTCAAAGATAAAGGTACGGGTGCTGCAGCTGCAGAATACGAGAAGCTTGTAAAGGTTGCATCACAAACTGCTACGACTATTAACTCAGTTACAGATAGTGTAAAACATCAAGAGAAGTGGATTAATGAAACCGCTAAAGCTAATGCTTACCTAGAAAAAGAATTACACAGATTAGATACAGCCCTACAGGAAACTAATAAGGACTTAGGTTCTGGCTCTGTTAACGCACTTATCCGTTTCGAGAATGCCTTAAAGAAGTCTGGTATGACGGTACAAGAGCAAATAGCTCAGTTAGATATCTTTAAGAAGAAATTAGCAGAAACAAATAAACAAAGTGGCAACCGTCAGGTTGATTACTTATCTCGTGCATTAGGTCCTCAAATTACCGACATTATGGTTGGGCTTGCAACAGGTCAAGCGCCCTTAACTGTTATGCTACAACAGGGCGGTCAATTACGTGACCAATTCGCATTAGCTGGTGTAGCTGGCGCTGACATGGGCAAAATGCTTATTGAGGCTTCTAGAGCTATGGTAGGCAGTGTTAAAGACGTAGCTTTAGCTGTTGGGCAACTTATCGGAGCTGGATTTATGGGAGCTGGTAAGGCTGTCATGGAATTCGGAGGTAGAATTACTGGTGTAACAGCCTTAATGGAGAAAGCGCGATATCAGTTAACCCTAATGGCAATGCAAACAGGCGATAACGGTTTAATCAGTGCGTTTAACGGAGCTAGTAAAGCCTTACAAGTGTTTACTGGAGGCTTAGTTGTTGGTGCTGCCGTATTAGGTATTGCATTCTTAGTCGGATTAAAAGAAGTAATCAAACAAGAAGGTGAATTAACCAAAGCACTTGCATTATCTGGTGGTGCGTTAGGCATTTCAAGAGATAGAGCTGCAGAATTATCTAAAACCTTTGCAGGTAGTAGGGCTAATATCGGAGACTTCTCTGAAGCTATTTCTGAAGCTGCAAAAGCAGGTAATATTACAGCCAATAATTTAGAAGCTGTAACTACTGCAGCTGTTGCTTTAAATAAGGCAGCTGGTGTAGATGTAGCACAGACAGTTAAAGAATTTAGTAAACTAGGTGAAAAACCTGTTGAAGCTATTAGAGAATTAGCGAAGACTACTGGTTTACTTTCACCGCAAGTATTGCAAGCAGTAGATTTACTAGAAAAGCAAGGTAATCGTTCAGAAGCTGCCGCATTAGCTACTCGCGCATACTCAGATGCACTAAAGAAAGCTGCTATTGAAATTAAAACAGATATGGGGGCTATCGAGTCTATCTTTAAGGGTATTGGTTCAACAGCTTCAGAGATGTGGGATAAAATTCTTAATGTAGGTCGTAGAGGCGCTTTAGCTGATAGATTAAAAGAAGCTACTGCAGATGTGGCTCAACGAACCAGAGAAGGCGCTGCATTCTATCAGACTAACGCAGCTTATCAAGAAGAGTTAGTAAGATTAAAAGAAATCGAAGATAGTCTTCGTAACCAAATCGCACTAGAAAAAGCTGGTGGTGATGAGAAAGCTAAAAACTCAGCTTATGCAGATTGGGAAATTAAGTATGGACGTTATTCAGATAAGTCTTTAACTAATCAAGAGAAGTTTACACAGCAAGTTAGAATTCAAGACCAGTATTTAAAAGACGGTGTTATTACGCAAGAGAAATACAATCGTACATTAGCTGGATTAAAGCGTGATATCTTTGGTGAAGGTTCTCAGCCTAATAACTTAGAACTTGCACAAAAGGCTTATGGTGAAGAGTTAAAGATGGCTCAATCCATGAATGAGAACAAGCGCAGAATTCTTAAGTTCTATTATGATATTGGTTTAAAAGACCGTTCAGAATATGTAACTGAAGATACTAAACTCCTTGAAGGTTCTGAAGCAGAGCAATTGGCTGTTATTCAAAAATACCAAACGGCTTTCGCAGCTGCTTATGAAGTTCAACGTGCAGCCCTTGTTGCTAAATCAGGTGCAGGTTCTCAGGATGTAAAGAACTTACAAGATAAGTTCGAAGAATTAAATAAAACACTAGAGAATACTAAACGCACTATTGCTGATGCAATTGATACTCGCGCTGTTGAGAATATGAGAGCAATTGGCGAAGTCATTAAGCAATCAAAAGATGCATATATAGAGTTTAATAAAACTGTTGCAACTTCTGCAAATCAACGAGAATCAGCTTATGCTGCAGAGAAGGAATTAGCTGGAGCTTATGGTGCTTCAGCTGAACGAATCAAGGCATATCGTGATGAGTACAATAAGTTAATTCCAGCTATTACTGCTGCTGAAGAGCGAGTTAAACAAGCTGAGAAGAACTTAGCTGAAGCTCCTGCAGGTACTGAGCAAGCTAATTTAGCTATTACTGCTTTATATCAAACTCGTGCTAATTTAGCTAAGACTACCTCTAATGCACAAATAGCCGCAGCAGCAGCAGCAAATGATGCTGAAATGAAGTATAATGATATGTCTCTCAAGCGTTTAAATGCTTATAACGATTCATTCGCTAAAGTATTTGAAGGTATGGCTGACGCTCTTGTAACATTTGCTCAAACTGGTAAGTTAAGCTTTTCAGGTCTAATTGATGCAATGCTCGTAGATTTAATTCGCTTTGAATTACGCGCTCAAATGTCTTCACTGTATGCTGCTACAGGTGGTGCTAAGGGTTTAATGAACATGTTCGCAGGACCCGGTTACACTACTGATACTAGTGGTCAAGGCATGGGCAGTATGGGTTCAGTTGATACAGCTACACTTCCTGCAGGTTCTTATAGAGCTAAGGGCGGTGCATACGCTGGTGGTGGTGTGGAGTTCTTTGCTAAAGGTGGCTCATTCACTAACTCAATAGTAGATAGTCCTACATTATTTAAGTTTGCTAAAGGCACTGGAATGATGGGTGAAGCTGGTCCAGAAGCCATTATGCCATTACGTAGAGGTCCTGACGGTTCTCTAGGCGTACAAGCACAAGGCGGCGGCGGTAGTAATGTATCTGTTAACATTATCAATAACTCTAGTTCTCAAGCAACTACCACTGAAACTACAGATTCAAGAGGTAATCGTGATATTCAAGTTGTTATCGGTGATATGACTGCTAATGAAGTTCAACGTAACGGCAGTGCATCACAGAAAGCTATGAAATCAACATTTGGCGTTCAGCCTTCATTAATTAGGAGATAAGCATGGCTTATGCATACACATGGCCTGTCACATTACCTCAGAAGCCAAATACTAACTATTCAGAAACTAGTGGGGTTTTAGTCCTTAGAACAGCTATGGATGCTGGACCCGCTAAGATGAGAAGAAAAGGTAAGCGGTCTGATACTATGCAGGTTACTTTTGAAATGTCAACAGCTCAAGTAGAAATACTTCGAGCTTTTACACAAGACACATTGAAGGGTACCGCACGTTTTGGTTTTATACATCCAAGAACTAATGAAATAGTTGAAGTTAGAATTGTTCCTCAACAAGAAGGTACATTATTCTCTATTGGATATATCCTACCCGACTATTGGACAATCTCAATGCAACTGGAAATTTTACCATGAGTCGTTTAACTAGTATGTCTCCAGAAGCAATTAAGGCGGTATTTTCACCCGATGCAGATGCCGACCTAATCTTCTTATTAACAATTTACAATCCATTACAACCTAGTCAAATAGTTGCTAGATTAGCTGATGGATATACTGAACGTATTAGTGAAACAAACGATGAAGTCATTTACGGTGTAAAAAGCAACGGACATGATTTCATCTTTTTACCTATGGAAGTAGGTCTACCAACAGAAGATGAAGCACAGGCTCCACGTTGCTCTATTACGTTGCATGATGTAACAAGATATGTTACACCACTTATTAGAACTATCACAGCACCACCACCTATTAAAATGGAGTTAGTATTATCTAAAACTCCCAATACGGTTGAGGTTTCTTTCGATGGGTTCTATATTAATAGTTTTACTTATAATGCAAATCAAGTTACTGCAAGTTTAGCAATGATTGATTTGGAACGTGAACCGTTTCCAGCGCATTCGTTTACGCCGAGATATTTCCCCGGTATGTTCTAACATGTACATTTTTATGAGGTATTTTAATGTGGTCAAATAATTATATCGGTATACCTTTTAAGTACAAAGGTAGAACTGAAGAAGGACTCGATTGTTGGGGATTGGCTCGACTAATCTACAAGAACGAATATAACATTACCCTACCATCCTTTAGTCATGAATACTCAGATAGCGACATTGTTCGCATTGAAGAATTAATTGCACAATATAAGGAAGGTTGGGAGTCTGTTGATACTCCTTCTGAAGGTACAGCCGTACTATTTAAAATTATGGGTCACGAGTCTCATATTGGTGTAGCTGTCTCTGCTACGCATTTTATTCATGCTCGTGAAGGTTATGATTCTGCCATTGAAGCATTTGATTCCCCATATTGGAAACGCAGAATTGTTGGGCACTTTAAATATAGTTCTAATAAGGGCGCATTACTTAACGTAGTGCCTCACCCATTACGTACTGAACGGCATACAGTTCCAGTTCCTGAAGGTACTAAGTTGGATGTACTAGCTAATTGGATTTTAAAAGAATATAGTATTGCTGAAGAGATTAAAAGTAAAGTAAATATTATCTTAAATGGTAAGGTTATTGATGAATCTCAATGGTCAAGTATTACTTTAAAAGATACGGACACTATTGAATATCGTGCTATTCCTACAGGCGGTAACACGACACGTTTAATTTTAACTCTAGCAGTTATTTATATATCAGTTCAAGCTGGTATGTATGTCGGTGGACCAACGTCTGCAGGTGGCTTAGGTTATGGTGCTGGTTGGGGCGCTGTTACTACAGCTGCTGTAAGTATGGCAGGTATGCAATTAGTTAACTATATTGCGCCAATTCGTCCACCAGATATGGGGCCAGACCCAACGGACCCCGGTACTGCCTCAAGAGCATTAATGCTTACTGGTGCTCAGAATAGAGCTACACCTTATCAAGCTATTCCAGTTGTTCTAGGTCGAGTACGTGCTACACCACCATTAGGTGCATATAATTATCTCACGTATGAGAATGAGCGTGATAGCTATTTATCTATGCTTTTAGTTTGGGGTTATGGTCCATTAACTATTGACACTAACTCATTCCGTATTGGTGAACAAATTATTAGTAACTATACGGACTATCAGTTAATCAATCTAGACGGCAAATCTGCACCAACTGCAGATGAGATGGGGAGGTTTAACTCTTTATATGGAAACGATATTACTCAGACTAGTCCACGTTTAGAATTAGTTTGTGATGGAAATCCTGAGGTTTCTGTACCAGCTGGCCCTTGGGCTGAAGCTATTTCAACAGAAGAAGTTGGATATGTGACTGTAGCTTTACATTTTCCACAAGGTTTACGTAAAATTAAATCAAAAGGAGATAATGCAGGTGGCAGCTATGCAGCACCAGTGAGTTTCGATTTTGATTGCTATTATAATTCTACATGGGTTCGGTTAGAATCTATTACAATTGGTTCAGATGCAGCTAAAAAAGACGCTTTTACTTTTACCAAAACTTTCTATTCTGGTGTATCTTTTCCAATAAATACTTCAGGTATTTCTATTCGTGTCCGTAGAACTACTGGTGATAATATTGAAGATAATCCAGATTACAGGTATTATCATCAGGCTTATTTACAGACAGTTACATTCACTAGGAATGCACTTCCAGTTTCTGACCCATTAAACTGCATATTAGCAAAGTCCGTTTTTAAGATTAAAGCTACTGACCAACTTAACGGAGGTATTGAAGGTATTAATGCTATTGTACAGACCTACTGCAAGGTATGGAATGGCTCAAGTTGGGTAAATGGTTCAACAAGTAATCCTGCTGCCTTATTTAGATATATTCTAGAACACCCAGCTAATACTCAGCGTATAACTTCCAACTCTAAATTCGATTTAGTACAATTACAACATTGGTATACTTATTGCGAAACTAAGGGTTTTAAATATAACTCAATACTTGGTACTCAAAAAGGTATTTTAGAGGTATTAAGAGACATTTGTGCAGCAGGTAGAGCCAGCCCTGCACTATTAGATGGCAAATGGACAGTCACAATTGACGAAGAAAAGCCGAACGTAATTCAGCATTTTACTCCACATAATAGTTGGGACTTTGAATCAACTAAGGCATTACCTAAACTACCCGATGGTTTACGTGTAACCTACTTTGACGAAGACCAGAACTTCCAAGAAAGTGAAATCATTGTCTATGCTTATGGTAAAGATGCAACTAACTCTTCAATATTTGAAGCGATTCAATTGCCCGGTGTTACTAAGAAATCTTTAGTCATTGACCACGCAAGATGGCATTATGCTCAAATTAAACTTCGTCCAGAGGTATATACATTAAATTCAGATATTGAATATCTAGTGTGTAATCGTGGAGATAGAGTTAAAGTAGCCCATGATGTACCTATGTGGGGTGTTGGTAGTGGTCGTATTAAAAATAGAGTATCCAGTACTATTTTTGAATTAGATGAACCACAGGAATATACTTCAAGTAAAAATTACGTAATTCGAGTAAGAGGTAACGATGGCACTAGTTCAGTACGAAATATTATGAACACAGTTGCCATCACTAGCTATGGCACTGTAGGTAATATTAGTACAATTACTTTTGATAATAGTGGACACCCTTTTAAGATAGGTGATAATGTCCTAATTACGTTGTACCACTCTTTTGAAAATTATCTTAATTTATCTACAATAGTTACATCTCTTACAGATAATTCAATTAGCTATACTCATGAAGAAAGTGACGACCCAGTTGAAAGTGCCACAGGTTCAGTAAAATTTGCTGACGGTTATATTAACCGAGTAAAATTAGACGCTGAATTAACAATTGAGGCGGCTAATAACTCTGATTTATTTATTTATGGTGAAATAAATTCTGATTCTCAAGATTTAATTGTCTTAGGTATTGAGCCAACTACAAATAAAGCAGCTAGAATCACATTGGTTGATTATGGTGTCACGGACACATATAATTTATTTACTGATTATACGAATTTAACTTCAAGTATTGTCTTTGAATCTCAAATCACACGACCAGCTAAGTTATTACAAGAATCTTATACTGTAGCACACAAACCGTTAATTACTAAACTTGTGAGTGATGAATCTGTGATGGAGCAAATTGCGGCGGGTGTATTTAAGTATAACTTAAAAGTATCATACTCCAATGTTTCAGAACTACCTAAAAACACACAGTTTGTTCAGGCACAATATGATTATGCTGCATCTACAGATTCATTAAATACTAAAATTGTTTCAACTTCATTTATGTCGGGGTCAATTACTATTCCTGATGTAGTAGAAGGTGAAGAGTATAAAATAAGATTACGCTATGTTTCTTCAGACAGTAAGGCTGGTTTTTGGTCTGATTGGACTACTACAACTATTACTGGTAAGACAACTAAGCCAGCCACAGTAAGCAATTTTACAGCAACTCCAGATACTGCAACAGGGAAGTTAATTCTGAATTGGGACAGTAATACCGAGTTAGATATTAAAGGTTACGAGGTTCGTACTCAAGATGCTTCTTGGGGAAGTCCTGCTAACCAATTATTCTATGGTTCTGCTAATACTTGTATTGTTTTACCAGAAGACCATTTAGAGCGTACATTCTATATTAGGGCCTTCGATTACGGGAGCAACTACTCTGAATCAAGCGCTTCAATAAGTTATTTAGCACCTATACCAACTAAGGCTACAAACTTACGCTATGGTTATGGTACAACCAGTAATACAAACTCAACTGTTACTTTCAGTTGGGATGAAGCTGTTGGTTCTTTCTTTGATATTAAAGAATATATTGTAACAGTTACTCGTCCAGATGTTGAACCTGAAGTTGTAGTAACAGCAAGTAATACTTTAATTACAAGAGCTGATTGGTTGGGAAATGCAACACTATCAGTTCAATCCAAGGATGTAGCAAATAGTTTGAGTGAAACTGCTGTGCTTACTGTACCAAAGTACGCACCTGACAAGTTAACTTCACTATCTACTGAAGTGGTAGATAGTAACGTGCTACTTCGTTGGGATATACCTGCTACAACAAGTTTGCCTGTATCACATGTTGATATTCGCCGTGGTGCTACATGGGAAACTGCTGATAAGTCTATTGGTACAAAGAATGGCTCATTCACGACTGTTTTTGAATTAACGGGCGGTAGATACACATACTGGATTGCAACAGTGGATACAGATAATAGATATTCTGAACCTGTGGCGGTTTCCGTTACGGTGACTCAACCACCAGATTTCGTGTTTAATGCCGAATATACCAGTACGTTCTCTGGCACTAGGGTTAATGCTACAAATGTTGTAAATAGTTCTTCTTTACTGCTTTTGGTAAATACTTCAGAAACTTGGGCACAGCATTTTAGTACAAACGCTTGGGCTACACCACAAGAGCAAATTACTGCTGGTTATACTTACTACTCACTTCCTGCACTTAGTGTAGCAAGTTATCAAGAAGTTTTTGATTACGGTCAGATTCTTGCAAGTAGTAGCATTACAGTTAACAAGTTAGGCTTCGTTATATCAGGATTTCCAACAGTCTACTCTGAAATTGAAACTAGTCTCGATGGCTCAACATGGACCACAGCACAATCTGTTGAAACTATGTTTGCTTTTAATTTTAGATATATTCGTGTTACAGTAAAAGCTTTAGCTAACTCTGACAAGGACTTATATGTACTTGACAAACTGGTTGTTCGTTTAGACAATAAGCAGAGGACCGACTTCGGTAGTATTGCCGCAGCTAGTACTGATACTTACGGCACTGTTGTTAACTTTACAAAAGAGATTATTGATGTTCAAACTGTCACTTTAACTGCAGCTGGAACTACTCCAATAACTACTGTATACGACTATAAGGATGCTGTGCTAACTGGCACGTACACTATTCAATCAGAATTATGTACGGTTAATGTAGTATCTCACGGCTTAATTACAGGTCAACGAGTACGCCTAGCGTTTTTAAGTGGCGTAGCTGTTAACGGTATCTTTACTATTACGAAAGTTAGTGATGACCAGTATACAGTAAGTATGGTAGGAGTTGCAGACACTTCAGGTAATCTTTCAACATATGCTCAATCAATGCGAGTATATGCTTTCAATTCAACAACTGGCACTAGAACATCTGCTCAAGTTAGCTGGCAAATTAGAGGATATTAAAATATGGCTAATCATAATTTACCTACGCAAACTAGTGGGTATCTGGACTTCGTTACACAATTAGATACACGCTTTGACGATTTAGCTAGGGGCTTAGACCCCGCTAAGTCGCCAGTAGGTGACCCAACTATTAGTAACCTTCCAGTTGATTCAATTGGTTGGAGCAGCGAAAACAGTAAATGGCGAAAATGGAATGGTAGTGCGTGGGTTGACCTAACTACCAGTAACATCTATTCGATTAATATTTCAGGTAATGCTGCAACTGTTACTAACGGTGTTTATACCTCAGGTTCTCAGACGATTACAGGTACTAAAACATTCTCAAGCACGATTAGTGGTTCTATTGATGGTAATGCTGCTACAGTAACTAACGGTGTTTACACCAGTGGTAATCAAACTATTGCTGGTGTAAAAACTTTTAGCAGTACAATTGTTGGTTCAATCAACGGTAATGCTGCCACGGTAACGAACGGTGTTTATATATCTGGTGACCAAACTATCGCAGGTATAAAAACTTTCAGTAGTAAGATTAATGGTTCGATTAGCGGTAATTGCGATGGTAACGCCGCGACTGCTACTTCTGCTACTTCTGCTACTTCTGCCACTACTGCAAGTAAAGCTACAAAGCTTGAGACAGTTGGTTGGGTTGTTCAAGAGGTTGACACAGTTCTACAATTTAAATATAATGGCGCTATTAAAATGACCCTCGACTCTGAAGGTAATATTAAGGCGCTCGGCGATATTGAAGCTTATAGTCAAGCAATTTAAGTAAAGGGTTAGTAATGCAGGAACAATTAGAACATCGGGTTATTAAACTAGAATTGAAAGTAGAAGACCACGGAACTGAACTGAAGAAACTTCAGGATATTTCTCTGGACCTTCGTAGTTCATTATCTGGTATTGAAAAGACATTAAATCAAATTAAATATTTAGCTATGGGAGCTGTGCTTGTAATTCTTGCACAATCTATGGGAATTACTAATGTATTAAAATTGGTTGTAGGTCTATAAGAAGGGAGAATTTATGTTACCTCTTATTGCAGGTATCGTAAGTTCTCTTCTCGCTAACAATCTCCCCAAGGTAGCCCAAGCGGTTGTCGATAAAGGTATTGATTACGTAGAAGAGAAAACTGGTATCAAATTAGAGCCAGATATGACAGCTGAAAAAATCGCTGCTTTGAAGATTGAATTGCAAAGGCATGAAGAATTTCAAACAGTTGAGGATAATAAAAATACGGTAAGCGCAAGAGACATGAACGCTAAAATCCAAGAGGCAGCTTCTGCTTCTGGTTTGGCTAAGAATGCAGCTTACATTCTGGATTTCGTTATTGTCACTGCAGCTGTAATTGTATCTTGGTTAGCATTCTTTAAGGGTGTACCTCCAGAGAACAAGGAGATTGTATATATGGCTTTGGGTTCATTATGGACTCTTACAGGAACCATTATTAACTTTCACCGAGGCTCTAGCAGGAACTCTCAAGTCAAGGATGAAACAATTAGTAAATTGACAAAACTATGACATATATATTATCGCAAAAGTCTCTTGATAAACTCAAGGGAGTAGATGCTAGTTTAGTTAGGGTCGTAAAACGAGCTATAGCCATCACTACCGTAGATTTTACTGTAGGTGAAGGGATACGTAGCTTAGAGCGTCAAAAAGAGCTTGTAGCCGCTGGCAAGAGCCAAACAATGCAATCAAAGCATTTAGTAGGTCGTGCTGTAGATTTATGGGTTCTAAAAAATGGCGTTATCACTTGGGACAAACAAGCCTATATTGATTTTGCGATAGTAATGAAACAAGCAGCTAAAGATGAAGGTGTAACTATCAGATGGGGAGGTGATTTCAAATCCTTCTTTGATGGTCCGCACTTTGAGTTAGTATAAAGAAAAACCCCGATATCCTTCACAGGACTCGGGGTATTTTTGCGCCTATTGTAGATTGATTACGGCAGCTTTGCCAGAACCATCATCAGATTTATAATGCATACTAGCTAATGCATCACGATAACCTTCTTTATATCCAGCTTCAAATGAACCTTTCATCCAATCAGATAAA